ATCTGCTCAAAGTTATCACACGTTACACCAACACTACAAAAGAACCATGCTATTGCTCTATCTTTATTTATCTTACTCTTATTATTAGTTGCATCTAATAATGCTTGTAAGATAACAGATAAAAACAAACCTCTTTCAGGAGCTTCATGTTTCTTGTGTTCTACATCTATAAATATATCAATTTTCTTTTTCATCATTTACTATATGCGTTAGCATCTCTATTGCATCTTTTGCTTCAGATGCTTGATGCACTAAACTTATAACATCTTCTACAATCTTAGGATGTTCGCCTACACCTACAGGATTGTTAAGATGTATCTTAATATTTGCTAAAGCTTTATCTCTCTCTGCTGTATAGTGAGACATAACTGCTTCTAGTATATATGTTTTCATATTCCTTCCTTTACCATTCTAATATTTCTTGAACCCTAGGCTCTTTATAAACTTGCGTAAGATAGGCTGTACCTTTTTCATACTTGAAAGCACGAAGCCCTTTACCATTGTTAGCATCAGACCAACACTCTCTTTTATGAGGACAAAAAACACACCCAATAGCAAGCTTCCTATTCCCACTACTACCTTCAGGAATATCACTATAACATCTATTAGGAACTGTTTTACTTTCCAATACATTTTTGAGATACTGTACTCTTTCTTTTGCATCTATCATCTCCAAATCATGCACTCTTGTTAAGGCAATATTACCATGTTGTTTATCTATAGCTAGAAAACAAGCTTCTTTAACACCATTACCTTCAGAGTATGCAGATATTTGTGCTATGTATCCAAAAGGGTCATCATCAGCCAACCTATTATTAGCAAACTTTTTAAATGCATAACCACTAGCACTCTTACAATCTACTAATACATTATCTATCTTACAATCTTGATGTCCTTTAATACCTTCTACATCTACTTGCTTTTGTTCTTCTGTAACTGTATGACCAGATGCTCTAGACAATAGTATAAGTAAGTCTTCAAGTATGTGACCATATAAAAATTTAATTCTAGTAGCAGAAGATATAGGTCTTGCTTCTGAACTAGAGTGTCTATCATACCATAACTGTCTAGTAGGTTTACCTATAGAAGATAAAGATAATTTTCTTTGCTTTCTAGGTTGCTCATTTAGAACAGTCTTAATATTATTAGTTACATTCTTTGTAAATTCTTTTAGATGTTTATCTAATTCTTTATCATCTATAGTATTCGTAACCATAGGGTCAAATAAATTATATATATCTTCTACTAATGTGTCTATTGTTTTCATATCTAATATATGGGGAGACCAAGCTGTTTACTGTGTGTTGGTTTTTGCCAGAACTCCCCATATCCTTTCTAGGTTAGAGATTAACTAGCAAAAGAAACTTCTGAGTCAGCTTCTTTAGATACGAAACCATCTTCAACTACACCAAATGCTTCTTCAGCATCTGCATCAGTATTGTATGGTACTAAGTTGGTTACTTGTATTGCTCTTAAATCAGCAGATACACCAGACTTACCACCAAACTCCCACTCATATGTAGAGTATAATACATTAACTTCAGAACCATTACCAATTAATGTACCAATCATTGCTCTCTTCTGAGCATCTACAACTTCAGGAGCCTTATTTAAGTTACCATCTTTTCTTCTTACTTTTCTTTTGATAGTAACAAAGTCACCTCTGTCATCATTCTTATTCTTCACAGAGATTCCATCAGCTTGAGCAATCTTTTTATTCTTCTCGTCAAGATTACCAACATCAATAGTCCACACACCATCTGAATCAAATGTTGTATTTGGACTTGTTACACTTGCCCAATGGGCATTACCTTTTATTACACTCATATTATTATCCTTTATTGTTGTTAAAATAGAATTATCGCATACCCTAGTAGAAAAGTCAAGGCTTTTTTTCCAATTAAATGTACTTTTTAATTGTAATACTTTTGACATTTCTATCCTAGATATTAAGTCTTGTTTGTTTTGGTAACTCCTACCCCAAACTTTATAGTTTGCTTCACGAAAATACTTAACCTTATCAGTTAAGTCTACAACTTCATGACACAACTCTCTCAATTCTTCAGAGTTAGCAAAAACATATTCATCTTCCTGTTCAAAAACAAAGTAATCACATTTGCCATATAACCAACCTGCATTACCCATAGTATTTTTGAACTCCACTACAGTCCATAAGTCATCAAAACCTTTTGACTTATCTGTTCCTGTTCTTCTTGCTTTTATATCTACTGTAAATGTTTCATCTCCTTTCATTAAAATTAAATCAATATGGTCAGACATGTTCTGAGAATCAGAAGCAACCTTAACCCTGTAACCTAACTTGATTGCTTCATCTATAAATAAGTTTTCTGTTCTTATACCACGTTTAATATAATCTTTATGGTCATGTCTTCCTTTAAACTCTTTTACTAATGCGTCTCTGCCCATGTATTTCCCTCCTTCCATTCACTATCCAATGGACACTTCATCTTCAACTGATGCTCTGTATCTTTCATAGCATCTTTGGTAATACTACCAAACTTTTTTACATCTTTCTTTGCAACTTCATATTGGTATTCATCATGTATAGATGCAACTAATTTAGCATCAACACCTGTTTGTACTATTCTTTTGTTCATATTTATTAACCACAACTTACATACAACAGCACCTGCTCCTTGCAGTAAAGTGTTTAATGCACTATGTGGAGAACGAACATGTAATAGTCTACCATCAATACCTCTTATCTTACCTCTCTTAGCTGTTTCAGTTACACTATCCCTAACTCTTTTAAGAGCAGGCATATTAGAAAGAAACCTATCTATTAATATCTGTCCTTCTTTAGCACCTGCACCTACTATCTTACCTATTTTCGCTGCACCTGCACCATACATAAAAGCATATATAAATGTTTTAGCTTGGTCTCTATCTGTTAGACCTGCCATCTTCATATTAGCTGTATGTATATCTCCATTTAATACTTCTTCAGTAAAGTTTTTATCATCCATAAGATGTGCTAAACATCTAAGTTCTAAACCACTAGCATCAGTACCAACAATGGAGTGAGTATAGGGATTGTCAACAGTCCAACATTCCCTACACTCTTTACCATATGGAGAACGAACAGCAGGAATTTGAGCCATGTTAGGACTGTTATGAGCCATACGACCTGTTACAGTACGCAATGTCATAACTCTACCATGTACTCTACTATCCTTATCATCACAAGATTCAATCCAAGATTTAATCTGTGCAATTCTTTTTTGTAATAACAAATACCTAGCAAATTTCTTTGCTTCTTCTAAGTCTATGCTATTCAAAACTTCTTCATTAACAATTACATTGCCTTTATCAGTATGTTTTTTAGGTTTCCAACCTAACTCTTGTAATCTATCAGCTATCTGTTGTCGTGAACCTATATTAAAAGGTATGTATTTTGTTTTTGTTTTTAAGTCTTTTCTAGTAGGGTCAAAATGTATCTTACCCCATTTTTCTAATTCACTTGCTTCATCTCTCAATGTATTATACAAGGACATAGCTTTACGAACATCTAATGCAAAACCATTTCTTTCTTGTTGGTCAATAATAACTCTGACCTGATGTTCTAAATCAATAGAAGACCTAGAAAAACCTTTGCCTTCTTTTTTTAAATGTTCATATAACTTATGTGTTATATCTACATCTTGCATACAATATCTTTTTAATTCTTCAGAGTAGCTACCAAAAGATGCTATCTCTCCTTTAGGAAAATTAAATCTATCTCCCCATGCTCGTAGTCCATGACCACCATCACGCAATGGATTAAATAGTTGTGATAATATTAATGTATCTAATACCTGTGAAGGTTTAATATTCGTACCTAGTAATCTATTTAATACAGGTGCATCAAATGATAAACCATTATGCATAATATATTGGTCAATATCTTTAGACCAATTCTTAAACACATGTATATTACTTGGGTCAAATACTGTTGATACATTTGTATCAATATCTTTAGCAACAATACAATTAATTACTTTAGCATCTATCTGGTCTGTTTCTATATCAAGAACAACTTTCACAATCTTCTTCCTCCTTTCCACACCAATTACAAGGCTCACCTTTACCTACTGCCATTTCAGTTTTCTCTTCTTCACAATAATGCTCCCACATTTCTGGTTCTTTATCGTCATTAAATAAAATTTTTTGTGCTTTCACTATCATTCTCTTTTCTTTAAATGTTAATTTTTTTGGTTGATAAACTATTTTGTTTTTAACCATTTCTTATGTCCTTCTTCCCAACTTTCTTTATCTTCTTTATCTTTGTGACCCCAATATACTAAATGAAAAGCATCACACTCTGGACAAGATAAGTTTGTTACAATAGCATAGTCTTCATCATCTTCACAGTCATGGTCACCACCCCATATTAATTCTGTTCCACAGTTATAACATTTCATTAGAAAGGTACCTCCTCATTATTCTCTGCATTATAATCTACTTCGTAAGGATTGTCAATCTTTATTATAATGTAGATGTGTAGCTATACCTGTTTCTCCTGTATATCTATTCTTTAATATACGAATCGTTGTAGTATTAGATTTAACTTCGTCATCATCTTGCTGATTTCTTTCTAATCCAATAACACCATCACTTAAATGAGCAATAGATGCTGAACCTCTAAGATGTGATAGAGTTATTTCTTTACCATTCTCATGCCCTGCATCACCTGCAGGTCTTCTTAAATGAGATACTAATAACATACCAATACCTGTTTGTTCTACAAGAGAACGCAACTTAGTCATCAGTACATCAATAGATTTTCTTTCATCTCCATCTTCCTGACCTGATACAAGTATAGATAAATGGTCAACAAATATCCACTTACATTCTAATGCTTGTGCCATGTATCTTACTCGTGATAGTATCTCGTCATTATCAATAGAACCAAAATGGTCAAAGGCAAAGAACCTACCAGAGCCAACTGTATTCTTTTGATACTCTTGTAATTGTTCTCTACTAAACTTATCTCTAATCTCTTTGATATATAATCTAGCATTAGCTTCTACTGACATAATATTAAATGCAGTATTTTTAATACTCTCTTCTAATGCAAGGATACCTATGTTATGTTTTGTGTTCTTGAGTAAGTGATGCATAAGTTCTCTCATAATAGAAGACTTACCCATACCTGCACCAGATGTAAATGTAATCAACTCACCTGTTCTCATACCATAAGTCTTTTCATTCATCTTACTCCAAGGATAAGGTACTGTTTCACAATACTCTTCTGTATATAAAGCATCTCCTAAATCTCTAAGATTAGTAATACCTGCAGGAGTAAATGGCTCTGCGTTCCACCATGCTTGAGAAAACTTTTCTCTCTTACCCATCTTTAGATACTCGTTGGCATCTTTAAATTCCATATTCATAATTTTACATTTGTTTGGACTAAACAACTGTGCTACTTTCTCACTAGCTTCTCTACCTTGCTTATCCATATCAAATGATATGACTATATTTTGAAAACTATCTAAGTATTCAAATGCTTTTCTACAATCACGCACAGCAGAACCTGCACCTGTCTTAATAGAAACACATGCCCACTTGCTACCTAGTAATTCATAGGCAGACATAGCATCTACTTCTCCTTCAGTAATGGTTACATACTTACCACCACCTGTAAATAAATCTTGTCCAAACAATACTGCATCAGTTACACTACCTTCAACCCACATGTTTTTAGTAGCTACATCTCTAATTTTATTACCAATATTGTTTCCACCACTATCAAAGTATTTGTAAATATGATGTGTATTCATACT